GAGTTTACCACAGTTTCAAATATTCTACCCACTATATCTGGGCCTTGTTGGTTTTGATCTATATTTGTCCAGTATCTAAAAGAAAATGATACATTTGTTTTGATAATTTCTGTTGCTTCAGCTGCGGTTAAAGTGGTTGCTGTAATAGTTTTAGGAAACACTTCCCAAAGTTTTAAACCGTAACGTCTTACATCCTGTCTATCTAACAAATATATTTCCATAGAACCAATATAATCATTATAGAAACCTATATTCCAAGTTTTTTCATTAAATGCTTGTCTCTGCCAATTTTCAAAAAATACTCTTTCATCTAAACCAGAACTTGCTTGAAAATCAATTGCAATTTCATCTGCATAAGTTACACCCTCAACTATTTCTCTGCCGGGGCCATATACGTTTGATTCTGCAACGGTTGTTAATGTTCTGCCAGGCAATATAACACTTTCTACTCTTGTAGATATGTCTCTTACGTCAGAACTTCTTTCTGAATTAGCAAATATATTTTCTGTTTGTCCACCACCAAGTTTTGCTGGTGGTTGAATTACAACTTCATACCTGTTTGGAACAGCATATCCTTCATTTGAACGAAATCCAGATAAGATATCATTCATCACACCAAAGGCTGTACCCTCTAAAAACTTTGCAACTGCCATTAGATCATTCCCCTAGAATCAGACCATACTTCTTTTGATGAAGCCTTCTTAAATCTCTGTACTGGTAACAATGCAGCCACCATAAATTCATCTGCATCCACTCTACGAAACTGCGACTTTGTTTGTCCAGACAAATATTTATGTATGGTTGGTTGTATTAGTTTTATTTTTTTAAGTTTTCTATAATCAACAATCAATTTAGTGCTTTCATCAAATTGTGTGTTATTTGAGTAATCAACTAATTTATCTAATAATTTAAGTCTTAATGGAATTGGTAGATAATGAAAGTTAATTCCAAGAAATCCATCAGAGTATGCCTCTAATGGTAATACTAATGGGAATGTATCGTAGTAAGGAAGTGTCTTCTTAAACTTAGGATCATAGAAGAACATATTCAACTTACCAATAAAAGGTTTATTGTTTCTTTTACCATCTCGTATCAAATCCATTGCGCCTGGCTTACCAAACTCTTTGATTTTATCTTTGTACCATTGAGTAGATTTTGGTCTACCTTTAGCTGCATCTAGGACGCTTTGTATAAACTTTGACTGTGCCATATAACTATTTATACTTTATATTAAGGTGGTCTTCTGTTAATATCTTAAACTCCATATCATTATTATTACACCATGCAGTTGCGTGTTTCCACTTTGCTTCATTAATACCCCAAGTTTTAACTTCTCCATACCAACTTCTGGTTTTTCTTTTAGGTTGTTCTGGTGGTGGTGAGCATTGTTTTTTGGGTTTAACCTCAATAATGAACTTCTTAATACTGTTATCAGCTTGTTTAGTTTTTATATAGAAATCTGGAAAATAACGATGTATTCTACCATCCCAAGGAGATAAATAGGGTATAACTATCTCTTCACTACCCCACTCAAGTATGGAGTTATTATTATCACAATACACCATAAACTTTCTTTCCCATAGAGAACGATAAGTTATGTTGTGGGGGTTGCCTTTATATTTTTCGGGATTTCTAGGATTATATTTTCCTTTGTATGACATAACGTATAAATACTTTCAGTAAGAGTGTACAAGGATATTTAGACATGATTTTAGAATCTATTACCAACAAAGTCCGTTCCACAATAGCAGGAAGATTAAACTCAGCTACCAGTAGTGCTATTAGAAGCGGTGTTGGTTCTCTTGCTGGTGTAACTAAAGAAGGTGCTACTTCTTCACTTGGGTCTATAGCAAAAGGTGGAAAGTTTAACACTAGTATTTTGGTATATCCATCCAATGTAGATTCTGATCCATCACAAGGGCATCATATAATATTCACTATAAAATCTTTTATTCCAGGCAAAGTAGAACCACAAAATACAAAAAAAGATTTTTCAAAAGTTGTTAATAATATTAGTGCAGAAGGTGGTAGTCCAATTCAAGACATTCCTTCTCAAATGCCTATAGAAGGAACTAAGACTCTTGCTGATAGTCTGCCAGCAAGTGATACAGGTCGTAATGGTAAAAGTGGTGGATCAATTATGGCTTCCAAAGCAACTGTCAAAACTGGTACAGTAATATCTTTATATATGCCTCCATCTGTTCAAGTTGAATATGATGTTAAATACGCAGATCAAGAAATTGGTACACTTGCAATGTTGGGTAAGGATGCAATAGATGCTTTTAAAGGAGCAAGTGGTGGAACTAGTGCTAAATTAAACGCTGCAGCTGAAGCTTTAGGGCCCGGCGGTAAAGAAGGTCTTACAAATCTACTTAATGCAAGTCTTGATACTCTTGCTCCAGGCGCAAAAGCTTTACAACAAATTTCAAGCGGTAAGGTTATTACTCCTAGAATGGAAATGATGTTTGAGGGTGTTGGTAGAAGAAGTTTTTCATACACATTTGCTTTCATACCTAAAAGTGCTCAAGAAGCTAAAACAATAGAAAGAATTATATACGCCTTTAAAGAAAATATGATGCCTGAATATTCAAATCCCAACACAAGAAGAGAGATGAATATTCCAAACGTGTTTGATATTCAGTATATGTATCAAAGTACAGAAAATAAATTTCTTAATAAAATATCAACTTGTTTTCTACAAAAGATAGATGTTACATATGGTGCAGATCGTTATACTGCTTATGATCCTGTGGATGGTTCACCACCACCACAAAAAAGTTCAATAACATTAAATTTTGTTGAAATGGAAACATTGAGCAGAGATATGATTAAGGAAGGTTTCTAAGATGTATTTTTCAAATTTTCCACTTATAGTATATGATTCTGTTGGTAACGGTGATTTTAAAATTGTAACCAACTTACTGAAACGTGTTGCTTTAAGAACAAAAGTAAGAACAAATACTTTGCTGTATGATACATATGATGTTAAAGATGGTGAAACACCAGAAATGATTGCAGATAAACTTTATGATGATCCACAGTTACATTGGATTGTTTTGTTTGTTAATAATATTACAGATCGTTATCATCAATGGCCTATGGCTAGTATTCAGTTTAATGCGTTTGTTAATGACAAATATACAAATATAGATGCAGTACATCATTACGAGATAGCACAAACTTCTGGTGATACATCAGTTAAAATTAATATTGGTACAGATACCACAGGGTACTCTGAAGCAGACCTTACTACGATTACAAACTATGAGTATGAAGTAGAAAGACAAGATACCTTACGTAAAATACGATTGTTAGATGGAGCATACATAGAGCAATTTGTAGAAGAATTTGAAACTCTCATGGGAGCAAGTGTAGTATAATGGCAGGATTAAAAGCCGTTGGTGATTTTAAACTAGACAAAGCAGAATTAATTACTTCTTCTGGTATGGTGGTAGATTTATCAGCATCAATACTTAACATAACTATTTTTGAAGATACTGGTATGACTGCTGTAACAGGAGACATATTGTTACAGGATTCTTTTGCTCTTACCTCAGTAGGCCCTATTATCGGTCAAGAATACCTAAAACTTAAAATACGAACACCATCTCTTATAGATGAGGATCATATTATAGATTTTACTGAAAATGTTTTTATCATCAATTCTTTAGAAAGTAGAACACAGGCTGGTAATAATGTACAGGTATATTTGTTAAATTTTACATCATCAGAAATAGTGAGTAATCAAAGAACTAAAGTATCTCGTTCTTTAAAAGGTTCTTATTCAGACATTGTAAAAATTATGTTAGGTGAAGTTAATTGTAAGAAAAGAATTTATGTAGAACCAACTTCTGGTAATAAAAGAATTGTTGCTCCAAACATAAGACCATTTGATGTTATAAAAATGGCAACTAGAGAATCAGTATCAAAATTTTTCTCAAATCCAAATTATTTGTTTTTTGAAACATTAAAAGGATTTCATTTTAGAAGTTTATCAAGTTTGTATGCACAAAGTCCAAAACAAGCATATACCCAACACGTTCATGGCTCAAGTATAGAGAATGGTACAGTAAATATAGAAAAAGAATTGGCAAATATTCTTGATTTTGAAATCGTAGAAAATGCTAATAGTTTAACTAATTATACAACTGGAGTATATGCCTCCAATCTTATTGTACACGATATCTTCAGTAAATCCTATAAAAAGTATCAATATGGTATTTTTAATAATTACAAAAAAGAACAACATATTACAAGCCACCATAAAAATAATAGAGATGATTTTCCAATATACAGTCATCTTATAATTGATGAAAATAAGAATACTGTGCAAGATTTTCCAGCCAGAACCTTTGTAACTCCTGCTTCCATTGGATCAGGTTTTGATGCTCAACACACTACTGCAAATAATACATCACCATATACACCACCAAATGCACAAGATTGGCTACAACGTAGAACCTCACAATTGGTGCAGTTAGAACAGGGGTTATTGTTGAATATATTAACTCATGGTAATACTGTTGTAAGTGCTGGAGATATTGTAAAATTAGATTTACCATATAATGCATCATTTAAAACTTCCAAAAATGAAAAGAACGATAAATTTTATAAAGGAATGTTCTTTGTAAAAAGACTTAGACATGATTTTGATTTTGGAGATAAGAAGCATAAAACGTATATGACACTCGTAAAAGATTCACTAGAAGAATCTCTAGATGGCCCAGAAGATAATTTTGAACCTAAACCAAAGAAGTCACCTAAACCAATTGAAAAACTTGAAGACTTCTACCCTAACCTATAAGGAGGAACATATCTAAAAACACGCCCCAAACTAATAATCTGAAATTAAC